TACACCACCAAATATAGACCCTGAAACAAGTCCGTTAAAAATGTACGAACCTGTATCAACAAAAGTTTCAGTCTCGTCGATGTCTGCTGCGAGTTTTGTGTAGTCATCTCCGATCTCTTTTACAATATCTTTTAGAAAATCCATTATGCGAAAAATAATTCAAGGTTTACAGTTTTCTCAACATTCCACCCAATAGCATCAAGGATTGCTTTGAGTGGTTCTACAAAACTCTTTTCAAATTGTAGATCATAGTCGATGTATTTGTCAAGATTCAATTCTGTTGGAAAGTCCTGAATAAAAGAGATCACATTCTCTTGAATAGTATTGGGTTTCTTCAGATAAATGAACTTGATTTTCTCACCATTATTGATAAGTGAGTATTTATTAGTTAGTTTCTTCTCCTTAATATAGTGATTGAAGAGAAGTGCACCACGGCAATGAATAGGAGTTCCCTTCACATAGATATCCGATGGTGATCTATATTTCACAACATCAGACACAGATCGAGGAAAGGCAATCTCCTCTGGTGGAAGTTGCTTAAACTTCTTACGGGATTCATCAATGAAGTTAATCACATCTTCTTCTGTTCCGTTCATCATCAGTTTAAGACCGTCTTTAATCATCTGACGACAAGGTGCCGGGGTAGATGATTTGACTGCCTCAATGCCCATCATCTTCAGTTTGGGTTCATTGTATTGAACTCCTTCACTGTTCCATACGTTGAGAATGTATCGTTTCTTCGCAGTCCAGATACCACGTTCTGCGATATTCTCACGTTTCATAATCATTTTTTGTTCATATGCCTGAACGTAATCCGCAAGGTCCTGATAAGATTGTTCGATGAATGGTTCCAACTTGTCCTGACAGATCTTATCAAGTAACGCAACAACTGCTGTTTTATCACCAGACTTATTACTAAGAAATTTATCAACAAGAGGTCCCATATTAAGATAGATTGAATCAGTGTCAGATGCAATGACATAATCCTCCCCATCTGTTTGCAAAATCTTATTTAGAAACCCGTTCATCTTATTCTCAATCCAACGGATAGAGACTTGACCAGAAAGCGTAATCGCCTCCGCATTGGCCAGTTTATAGTAACGAAAATACTGATTACCGATAGCACCATATGCAGAGTTGAGTTGAATCTTGCGAGCCATCTGAATGTTGTTACATCGTGCAATCTCTTTCTCCAGTGCCTTAGTTGGAGTCTTTTCATAATCTTGTTTTGCAGCAAGCATTTTCTTTTTGTAGATGGTGCGATCCTTGTAGATCTTTTCCATCAGTTCTGGCAGGAACCCACGAACATCCTTCCGGTACATAGCACCGTTGGCACATACCGCATTGTCCTTGTACATCTCAAAGGTCAGTTCCTCATTAAGTATCTTATCAACGGTAGCTGATGGGTGTCGGGTATCCCTAAGTGTCTCCGGGGAGATATTGTATTGCATAATAAGGTGAGGGTACAGACTATTAAGGTCAAAACTGACCACCCAATCATACTTTCCCGGAATCGGTTCTTTAACATATGCCCCTGCATACTTAGAATCTTTATCAGAACGTTCCTTGGGCGGAATCACAATATCTCGTTTTTTGAGATAGTTGTAAATGATCGCATCCCACATACGGACCTGAAAGAACACATCATTATAGTTTACTTTGGCGTCATATGCCATAGTAATTGCAAGTTCAATCAGTTTCATCTTGTCTTCCATACGGTCAACAAGTTCCACGTCAATGATATTATATTCTACAAACTTCTGCCACCCGTGTGTATAGAAATCTTTAAATGTATCAAACTCAGAGTGATCTAACTTCTTCTGTCCAAGTTCTACACTAGCTATGTAGTCAAGACGATATGATTCTTGTGCTTTGTATGTAAACTTTTTGTATAGTGTCAAATAATCAAGTTGAGTGATACCACCAACATCATATGAGATCTGCTTACGACCCATCACGATTGCTTCCCTTTCGGTCACAAGACCCCAAGGAGACATTCGTTTCATCAACTTCTCACCAAGGATTCGGTCGATACGACGAACCAGATATGGAATATCATACAGTTCACTATTCCAACCAGTGATAACTTCTGGAGTATTCTCCTCAATCATCCACCAGTTAATGAAGTCAGTCAGAAGTTCATACTCAGTTCGGAAACCTTTGTAAAGAACATTCTTCTGCTTATTATTGAAAGGACCACGACCCCAAGTACGAATCTGTTTCGTATTATAATCCTGAATAGTAATCAGCAGAACTTCCTCTGCAGCAGATTCTACATCAGGGAATCCATTCTCTGATGCAACCTCAATATCAAGTGTAGCAATCTTAATCTTGCTTGTGTCAAACTTAATCTCTTCTTCAGGATACATCTCAGAAATATACTGATAGATGTACCGATCATTACCGTAAATCTTGAAGTTCTCTACACCCTCATACTTCTTGATAAAATCCCTACATTCACGAACAGATCCGGGTTCTATCGATTCAACATATTCTCCTTCAAGAGTTCTATATTTTGTCTTTTTGTTAGAGGGAACAAAAAGTGTTGGAGAAAACTTTTCCCTCGTTGCAAAGTGCCTACCGTTCTCATAACCACGGACCAGAAAGTGGTCACCGACCATTTGAACGTTGGTGTAAAATCTCATTATGAATCCTTTGGTGACGAATGTTCGTTTCAAACTTCTCTGTGTGTATTATAGCACCCTTTCCCGTAAACTCCTCAAATGCACTGACGAACATTGAAAAGTAATGCCAGTATTTTGGAGGAATATACTGGGGAGACATACACACAAAGATATGGTCAAAATTATAATTATCAAACTTATAATCTTCTTTCTCTACATTTATATAATTGGGAACAACTTCATCATTAAATTGATTTCGAATTTTGTTTCCACTATTACTATTACCAATCCAAGTAAAAGAATTTAACTTCCCTCTACCACCCAACCAGGCACCCCAGTTTCCTTCGTGAACTCTATCATATTTCAATAGTTCATAAAATTCCAACTTATAAGCATCCTCATCAGGCATTTCTCCAGTATAATCTCCACCAAAAACATCATCGTGATGATCTATATTGATTAGATCAATATTTTCACAATTAGCAATACTGAATAATATAGAGTCGTGCTCATATCCAAATGAAACACTATCACAATTACGAAGTGCCTTCAGAAAAGTATTATAGCAAAATAAAAGATTTGATTGATCGATGTTGAAATGACTTTCCTCAAAGTCAGTTTTACTAAAAAGTTGCTCCCACCTTATTCCTGGATTATCATTGAACTTCAATCCATTATAAAGTTCAATGACTGGACCCATGATGTAGTCCAGATCAATACTAAGAACCTTCATTGGTAAGACTATTATATTTTTCTAAAAGTTCTGAGTTTGGATCAGCAAGAGTAATGATCTTATCAGAACTAATCATAAACTCTGTTTGATTAGTATGATCCATCATCCAAGAGCAGAGATTATTCCCCTCCCAGATTTCCATAGGATTAATGAGTTTACAGTCTGGTTCACCAATATCGGCACCAATTTCTACAATCTCACTAATCAACCTTTCACTGTTAGTCAGTAGAATCAGTTTGACCACTTTGTCCATTTACTTTCTCCTCATACATTTGCGTTAACATATCGACTGGTTCAACAACAGTAACCAACCAGTCTGGTCGAATAGGAACCTGAGTATCCTTAGATAAAACTAACCAAGGACGAAGAGAGATCTGAATATGTCCCTCTTCAGAATCTTCTTCCACCAAAACACTTTCTCCAGTCACTACCAAATGGGGATCATTGAGAAGGTATCCGACAACATTTTTATCTTCGGTAAGAATTTCTTTTACATCAGCAATGATGTCTTCACCAGATTTTAATACTGCAAGTTTGATCGACATTTTTACTTTTTACCTCATCTAATTATAACAATAAAAAAGAGGGGTGTCAACTGGATTTTGCCAGTTACCCCTCGGCGTCAGCGACGACGATATTCAGTTTTATTTATGGAGTTGTTAGAAAGATTTCTGCTGTAGGGGGTCCATTAGGGAAATGCGCTCCCAAGGAGCCCATTGATAAAAAGAGTCATTGCGGTTCCAATAGTGAGAGTGGCGGCTGTGAAGTTCATAAGTCGTCCTCCTTAATACATAACTATCTATATTATATTGTATCACTATGATACATTTCTGTATCAACCGCAGCAGAAATCAGTGAGGATTTACAGATAATCCTTACGTTGATGATGATCTGGGACAATTTTACCGAGTGTAATACTCAGTAACCCATCCTCAAATACAACTGATCTAACTTCCGTTTCATCTGAGAGGGTCCAAGATCTGGTGAAAGATCTCTGAGCCACTCCTCTATGGACGTATTCTGTTCCGGTCTCCTTGTCTTCTTTTTGTCCTTCGACAAAGAGTTTACCGTCTTGTGTGTAGACATAAACTTCTTTCTTTTTAAAACCTGCTAATGCTAATTCTAGTCTTGATTCTACGTTACTAACCGTGACTAGATTATATGGAGGATAGTTTGTCGTTGTTTCGTGCAGATTAAACAGACGATCAAAGTATTCTTCCATACCAATACTGTTTCTATTTATACGATCTAACAGCTGATTAAAATTAGCGGCGTTATACTTCATTAAGTCAGTCATTGTACTTCTCCTTGTAAAGCGAGATTTGATTGTGTGGACCCCTAAGGCATCCATAAGTATATAGTAGCACAAAACATAAAAAAGGGGGTGTTGCAACCCCTACTTTTTTATTCGGTTTCCTCTGTTCTCTTTTTCTTAGAACCAATGTTGTACTTGGTCTCAAGAATCCAGTCTTGCTTATCCTTGTATGCAAGAACCTTAATCTGGTTCAGTGGCGCAATATCTTGAATCTTCTCTACATCAACAATGCCAATAAGACCCCAATCAGCAAGAAGTTGAGCAATACGGTTACGACGTTGGACATCGTTCTGTGTCAAGTTTGCATGTTTACCATCAAGTGCAAACAGTTCCTTAAAATGCACAAGGAAGTATCTACCTTGCTTGTGAAGAATATGACAGGACTGATAGATTTTCTTCTCTTTCCTAGATGCGACTCCGATACGAGTCAAAGTTTCACGTACTTTTAAGAAGTCATCTGGTTCACTCAGAAGCACTTCTACCATTTGTTCTGGTGACCATTTCACTTCACTTTCTCTAACGACACTCATTTCGATCCTCCAGTATCAAATTTTGATTTAATAAATGTAAGTTGTTCTTTTGTCAAGATCCGTAGTGCTTGTTTTGCCTTCTCATTACTATAACCATAATAACGTTTGACTAAATCAAGATCTTTGATCTTATCTTGTCGGAGCCAGGGAGAGAACCTCTTCTTTTTCCTCACAATATTTATAAAGAAATCATATTGCAGTTTCTTTGGAAGAAAGTTATACTTATTCATCTCATTGGCAAACATCAAAGTATCGATGTGTCCGGAGAAACAACGGTTAACAATATAAGGAGGATATTCCTTTTCCAATGAAGGATCTTCATCAATCAAATGCTTCTTGGTTTGATTGATGGAATTGAGCCAGTCTTTCAGTTCGGTCATAGATCAAGAAGAAGATTAAGAATTACACTATTATCACTACCAGTAATATCGTAGTTTGTTACCAGAAGTTCAGTCTTCACATTATCCTGAGTATTCTTATCACCACGATGAACCATTGAATAACGAAGTTTCCATTCATTGAGATAATAATCTTTGTATAATTCTCTCAACCTTTCATTATCGTTATAAGTGATCATAAAATTATGAGGACACTTATATACATTTTCGGCAAATACCTCATGATCGAATGATTTATGCATCTCACGATTCTTTCCATATAAGAAGTCTTTGATGTCATAAGGAGGATCGAGGAATACAAAAGTATTCTCGGGACCATCGGCATTCATTACTTCAGAGTAATCAATATTAGTAATCTTCCAGTTCTTAATCAGTTGTGAGAACTGAGCAAGTTTATCTGCACCAACCAGAGAGAAGTTGGAATTAGCAGCAGTACGTGAGAAAGTGCTGTTCTCGGTCAAACCAGAGTAACTACACTTATTCATAATGAAGAAAGCAACTGCCTTCTGAAAATCATCATAGGTATCAATTTCATTTGCATAACGATCAAATAGATCCCTAGCAAACTGATCCTTCTGATCCTGTGTGCCACTCTCAAGCATCTTCTCTTTCTGCTCTCGGACACTCTCAGACAAGTCTTGTCCACGATCACGCAGTTGCACCCAGAAATTATAGAGAGGCACATACAGGTCATTAATCCAAACGGGAATACCTGGATTTGCCTTAGTTATATCAATGGCAATAGAACCACCACCAATAAATGGTTCACGATACTCAGTAATTACTTTTGGATACCACTGAGAAAGAGTCTTAATTGCTTTCGACTTACCCCCAGGGTAACGAATTGGGGTCTTAAGTGCTTTCAGGGATTTCATAATCAGGTTGGTTATACTTCAAAAATTCCCAGAAGGTCAACTTCATTTCCTTATGGGTCATACCACAATGCTTTGCAGCAGCAGGTAGTGTCATTTTAGCACGGAACAGTGCCTCATTTGCCTCTTGAACATTTTGAGGATTGGTCTTTACTCTTGGTTCTACTAGAGTTTTATAATCAATTTTTAGAAGACTCATAATAGACCCCGATCATTTCTATGGAGAAGAACTCCATCAACCTTATTCAGTAGTTCTTGCATATCCTGATGCAATACACGATATCCAGTTCCAACATAAAGTTGACCAAGAACTACTGCAACGGTTGCAGTTCCCCAGAAGATGTAATAGAACTTAGATTTAACTTGTGCTCTTAATTTTGTTTTCATAGTACTAACTTCTTACTAGGAGTTTTTAGAACAGAGAACATTTCCTGATATTGTTCCTCAATCTGTTCTTGAGTATCAGCAATGTAGACCACATACTTTTTAGTTACTTCCAGTTCTTCACCTTTTCCTTTAAGAAGAGGAGACCAGGGAGCAAATCCCATCTGACCATTACCAGCAGGCACAGCAACAATAGGATTACAGAAGACGATGGAGTCTTCTTTTTCTTCAATCAAGTCTGCAACGACATCTTCGCCAGACCACATACGAATTAGTTTTACATTCATCGAAAAGTACACTCCACCATTAGTTCAGTTAGACAAGCAAGCATATTTATCTCTTGGTCGGCCACGAAGGCAGACTGATACTGATACTTAGCAAGCACAAGCACAGCAGCAGGAATACTATTGTTTTCAAGGGCATCATAAAGAGCATCGTAAATACGCCGCATAAGTACAGTAGTATCATTATCCAAATTAGATACCACCCACTTCCGAACTTCGGCAAAGTTTTTTTCTTTGAGATTTTTGACCAGTTCATTTACAGCAACATCAGAGAACGTAGCAAGAATACCAGAGTCAATCTTTCCACTCACAGAGTATCGTTGACACTCATTAAGTACTCTCCTCCAATCAGGAAAGTGCTTATTGATGAGTTCTACCAGGACCTTGTTATCATATTCAACACCTTCTGCATCCAAGATTTGTTGAAGTCTCTTGAAGAATTGTGCTGCAATGGACTGACGCTCTTTTCCTTTGATTCCGAACTCAACGACTGCACATCGGGAGTGGAGAGGCTCAAGGATTTTGTTTTTGTAGTTACAGGTGAAGATGAATCTACAGTTGCCAGCAAACTCCTCAATAAATGCCCGTAGGAGGAGTTGTACATCATTGGACGTGTTATCTGCCTCATCAATGATGATGACTTTGTGTTTAGCAGTTGCCGTAAGTGAGACGGTCGAAGCGAAGTTCTTCGCATTGTTTCGGAC